AATTTGAATTAGCTAGAGCATTAGCAAATGATACTGAAGCTATTACTGGTACTACTGGAAAAGATGGTAATTTTTCTGAGGTAAAGTTAGGAGATATACAGGTCAAATATAATACTGACAGTCAGGGGACTGGGGCTGTAAATAATATTCTTGATGTCTACCCGTGGTTACAGAGTTATCTTGGAGCATATATGCTAGGTGGAGCAGGAACATTTCAATTAAGAGCGGTTAGAGGATAATGGCAGGACAACTAGATTCACTATTAGCCAATGTAGCTAAACAAGTAGTAAGTGATTTAGGTAAATCCCTAGATACATCAATCATTTACACACGAAAGACTTCTGCTTCTTACAACACATCTACAGGAGCAGTAACATCAACTGATACTTCGTATAACATAGATGTACCTATCGAATTTGTACAATCTACCGAGGAATCTGGTTTTCAAGAAAATGTAGCTCGTATATACATAACCCCCGACCTGATAGGAGATAGCCAACCATTATTATCAGACGAAGTAACTCTTACATTTTCTGGATCGACCAGAGTTGCAAAGATTACAGATGTAAGAACTTTGCGTGGTGGTCAAGAGTACTTATTCAGGGTTGACGTTATCTTCTAATGACTTTAGTAAACGCAAGAGCAGCATTTGAAACCGCAATCAAAAACGCAGTAACAACTGCTGACAACACGGTAACAGTTGTGTTCGATAATATGCCTTTTACGACACCAGGTAAGAACAAAAAATATGTAATGGTAAGCCTTGACTTTGATCAGGCAACTACTCAACCTCAAGGAGCAGCAGTTGATTATTATGCAGGAACAATAAGATGTGCAATTATGTCACCATCTAATAAAGGAAGTGCTGTAGCTGCTGCAATAGCAGAGTCAGTAATTGATGGAATGACTTCCGTAAACGCTCCTGCTTATTCAGATACTTTCTCTGCAACTCCAAGAGTCGGACCTGTAAGCGGTCCAACGTCTGTAACAAATAATAATCAGAGCCACTTTATCAGCGTAGTTAACTGTAATTTTACGGCAAATGGCTAAAGATATAAAATTTTTAGTAGATGACTTAGAGAAAAGTTTTCTTGAAGGAAAAGGTGCAGCAGCATCAACTATTGCTTTTTCTTTAGCAAATAGAAGTCCTATATGGACAGGAACTTTTAACAGATCATGGAAAATCCAAAAAAATACACCCGTAGTTCCCTCAAAACCCAGAAGCGAGTCTGGGTCTGCTTCTTTTACCAGAACTGCGTTTAGCAGAATAGCACAACGAGAACCCGTGATTAGGACCAGACTTTCTGAAATTTTATATGTAGGAAATGAAACTGAATATGCTGGCTTTGTAATAAACGAAGAGCCAAGTCCTTATGATGGAAGAATGTATGAACAGTCTTTTCGGGATCAATATAATACAACACCGATACCCAATCAACCTGATTGGTACGATGTTTACTTGTTAGGAGATTATTTATTTCAAGATCTTGAAAAAGGTTTTCAATCCGCTGGTTTTGTTTCTGGTGCAACATTCACATACGGATAAGACAATAATTAGACTTTAAGTTATACTACAAGAGTAACTACAAATTTTTATGCCTACAGAAAGAGCGATAGACAAACTAAAGAGAGCCTTTAGTGTCGAAGAACGTAGTAGCTACTCTATGTTTAAGGGAGAAGAACTGATTTTAAAAATATTCTGGTCGCCTCTTACGATAGCTGACAGAGACACTATAAACAGTACATTAATAGCTATGAGCAAAGGTCAAGAAGAAGGAAGTCTTGATTTTGCACTTCAAGTTATTGTTACAAAAGCTGAGGATGAATCAGGTGCAAAAATGTTCACAGCAGCAGATTTACCTTCATTAAGAAGAGAAATACCGATGTCAATACTGATTGATCTTATGACCAAGATGCAAAGTATGGGCGAGGAGGAAAGCCCCGATGCCGTAAAAAGCTAAAGTAAAAGAAGATAATTTTGTATATTTACAATTTTTTATTGCAGAAAAACTAGGATATACGTTTAAAGAACTAAGAGAAAGAATGTCTATGCAAGAGATATACGGATGGAACGCTTACTTTAATATTAAGTCTGAACGGGAAGAACAAGCCTACGAAAAAGCAAAAAGGCAAGCCCAAACACGCAAAGTACGCTAAACTTTTGTTATCCGTGTATTCCGAGAAAATTAGTGGCATCCGAATATAGCGTAAATATAAGTTTAAATACCACGAAAGCAGAAGGTAAACTTAAAAACTTAAAGAAAGGTATAGATGGTTTAACAGCTAAAAAAGGTGGGGCAGCAAAGAAAGAGTTAAGTGCAGAAGAGCAATTATTAAAAGTAGAAAACCAACAACTTATTGTAAAGAATAAAGGATTAGGACTTACTTTAAAAGCACTTCCTATAGAACAAAAAGGTATAAAAATAAAGAAAGCAGAAAAATTAATAAGAGCAGCAAATGTAGCTGCAAGTAAGGAAGATTTTGATTTAGCTAAAAAGAATTTATTACTAGCCGATAAAAGAATAAAAAAAGCTCAAATTTTAGTAAAGAAAAATCAAGATATAAACAAGTCTACTGTTCAATCTTTAAAAGGAGGTTCTACAGGATTTACTGCTGCACAGTATGGACCACAAATGGCTTCAACTAAAGGAGCAGGGCAAGTCGCTATGAACATAAACACAATACTTGCACAGTCAGAAAAAAGATTAGGTTTTGAAATAAAATTACGAAATTTAGAAGCTCAAGGAGTAAATACAGCTAAGTTAAGAATAAAAATGGGCGATCTGGTAGATGCCCAAAACAGAAAAGAATTTGGAAGTATTGATAGAATAAACAGAAAAATAAGAACGGGAATAAAATTTGAAGAAAGCAAGCTAAGACTTGTTCAGAAATCAAATGCTGAAAGAGCTAGAGAAGCAAAGTTAATAGCAAATCAACTACAAGGAAGTGCATTACAAAAGCAAACTGATATAGCTAGAGGTAAGTTTGCTGGTTCAGGACCAGGGGTATTCGGTCCACAGCCTAGACCAACATTTGCTCAGAGTATGGGTATTAAGAAAGGGTTTGATACTCAGAGTGCATTAATAAGTGGTGCATTTCCGCTGTTATTCGGGCAAGGTCCAGTAGGAGCTATAGCTGGTGGTCTTGGTGGTGGTATTGGCGGAATGTTTGGGGAAATGGGTGGTTTTGCAGGAGGTATTGCTGCTACTGCTGTTGTGCAGCAAATACAGGTAGCTCTTAAAGGTGTTTCAGATTTAGGTAGTGCTTTGAACGATACAACCAAAGATGTAGATGCTGTAATAGCAGCATTAGGAATTACTGGAACAGAATTTGAAAAGAACTTGAAAACTTTAGAGAAATTAGGTGGCGAAGAGGCATCATTTGAAGCAGCCCGACAGAAAATGATTAATTTGGTTGGTCAAGAAGGAGTAACCGCTTTACAGAACTTTGGTAAAGGAACTACAGAATTAGCAAATCAATTTACAATAGCGATGACTCAAATGAGAGCATCATTCGCATCATTTTTACAGGGTGCTGGAGCAGGAAGGTTTTTGCTGAATAGAATGACATCAGCTAATCTACAAAGACAGGCAGAGACATCTACTGACCCTGGAGTTGTAAAAGCTAAACGCTTAGTAGAGGCTTTAGAGAAAGGATTTTTTAATAGAAGTGACGAAGATGCACGAATAAGACAGGCTAATGCTGCTGGTGAGAATCTAACTATAGATCAAGCTAAAAAAGCTGTAGAAGAAGCTCAAAAATTAGCAAACAAAAAAGCAGACCAAGCTGCTATTGATAAATTAATCGGGGATATACAAAAACAAAGAGTAAAAAATATATCAGATGAAATAGCACTTTTAGAAAGAAGTTTTGGATTATCGGCAGATGCGTTTGAAATAGAAAAACAAATAATGCAAATGAAAGAAGATGGAGAAATAAAAGACGAGAGTGAAATTCGTAACAAACTTAAGCATCTACAGGGTTTAGAGAAAGAAAGACAACTAGCGGAAGAAACAGCAGCAGCATTTGAAAGAATGTCTCAGACGATAGCAACTGATATGTCACAGGGAATACAGGGAATGATCCGTGGAACGTCCACCTTAAACGATGTCCTCAGTAATGTACTTAATAAACTTATAGACGCATCATTCAATATGGCTTTCTTCGGTAATATGCAGGGGTCACTCGGAGGTGGTGGATTATTCGGTTCAATACTGGGTGGACTTGGTGGACTGTTCGGGGGAGGGGGAGGAAGTAAAAAAACTGATGTTTTCGCAGGAATGAATCGTGGACCAACCGATCCAAACACGCTCACGATGGCTAGTTTTGCTAATGGTGGTAGACCTCCTGTTGGTAGACCGTCAATAGTAGGAGAGAAAGGACCAGAATTATTTGTGCCAGATAGAGCAGGAACTATTATTCCAAATAATCAGTTAGGTGGCGGAACAAATATTGTAGTAAACGTAGATGCTTCTGGTTCTTCTGTTGAAGGAGATGAAGAACAAGGTAGAGAACTTGGTCGTATGATTTCAGTTGCTATACAATCAGAATTAATTAAACAAAAAAGACCAGGAGGTTTATTAGGATAATGGCTACTTTTCCCTCTATAAATCCTTCGTATAATTCTCGTAAAACAACGTCTCCACAGATTAGAACTACGCAATTTAATGATGGCTACCAGCATAGAATTAAATTTGGATTAAACACAAAACCGTATATTTGGGCTTTGACTTTTGATGTTTCCGAATCAGATTCAGATACGATAGAAACATTTCTTGAAGCGAGAGCAGATGATGGTGCTTCTTTTGATTGGCAACCTCCTGGTAGTGCTGTTGCTTACAAATGGATATGCCTTCAATGGACTAAAAGAATACCTTTTTTAAATAGAGCTAGTCTAAATATGACGTTCCAGCAAGTATTTGAACCCTAATGGCTACCCCTGTATCAGAACTACAGAAGATAAATCCTAGTAATATTGTTGAGCTTTTTCAGCTTGAACTTATTACTGCTATTCATGGATCTAATA